TTAATCGGACGGTCGTTGGTTCGAGTCCAACCGCGGGAGCTCCTGGCCCCCGCCCGGTCCCACCGGGCGGGGGCTTTCTCGTCCCTCTAGCCACCACAGCGGCACCCGTGTGCGCATCGCCACAGCCTTGAGCACGATGGGCTTCGGCGCGCGCTTGTCGTTCTCGTAGTTGATGAGCGTCGTGCGCCCGATGCCGATCTCGTCGGCGAAGTCGGCCTGCTCCATGCCGACCTTCTGACGCGCCTTCCGAAGGCGGTCACCCATAGTCCACTGCGGGACCTCGCCCGCTGCCACATCGACGCTCATGGGTTCAATAGTGAACCTACAGGTCAACGTGTGCAACAGGGTGCGACAAGACTCACCCTCACCCGTGTACTTGTGTTCACGTCTGGACAGACGTACCGTGTGCCCATGTTCACAGGGGGACACCTGCTCACGGCGGCTGAGGCTGCCGACAGGCTGCACGTCACTCAGCAGCACGTGACCCGGCTCGCGCGCAACGGCGTGCTCGCGCCGGTCCGCGTGAAGCCGTACCTCTTCAAGCCCGAGGACGTCGACGCGCTGCGCCTTGCCCGGACGGTGGCCTCGTGATCGGCGGAGCGTTCGCGCTCGCCTTCGCGGCCCTCGTCGTCCTCGTCTTCGCGATGCTCCTCGAGCGCGCACGTGACCTCCAGGCCCGCACGGTGGCCTCTCGGAAGGTGCGCGGTGCGGTCGAGCCGAAGCGCCCGACGTCGGACGAGTACTGGGCCCGCATCCGCCTCGTCGTCGAGGAGGCCCGCCGTGGCTGACCAGACGCCCGTCGAGCGCGCGGGTGACGCGCTGCTGACGACCCAGTGGGACCTCGACCTCCGCGGGCACCGCGCGCACTCGACCGAGCACTACACCCCGGCATGCCCGCTATGCCGGCCCGACTACGAGGGCAACCGCCAGCGGATCGCTCACGCCGTGCTCGCTGGGGCGCTGGTCGTCGACGAGCTCGCGCGAGTGATCGGGGAGCACGCTCCGGCCGACGCCGAGCCCAACGAGCCGGGCTGGGACTGCGTCTGCGGCGCAGGGCACGTCTGGTCCGACATCGACGAGGCGAACCGCCACGTGGCCGACGCCGTGCGCGCCCACCTGCTGGACGGTGCGGCGTGAGCACACTCCCGGCCCTGTCCCGCCCACCACCAGCGCCGCTCGCAGCGTGCAGCTGACGTGAGCGGCGCCCACCACCTAACCGAAGAACGCACCCCCGCCGGTCCACCCGTGGCCGGCCACCGCACGGGGAGGATCCGGGCACCGGCTGGCCCCCGGGTGTAGCGAGAACCAAGGGCTTCCCGACGACGGCGGGCGCGTGTGAAGGCAGACCCGGAACGCGAGGCCACAACGGATCGGGGCCCGCTCACGTAGGCGCGCCCCGCTCGCCGTCGACCCCGGTCCTGGGGCAAGCGAGTAGTACCCGTAGCCCGGCCGTCATCCATACCGCCTGGCTCCACGCCGCGAGGTAAGCGAACGGTCCCTGTTCAGTGTGCGCACACCTACGTGCGCGTGCTGAACAGGGGCTCTCCTCCCACCTTCACCATCCACAAGGTGAGCGCTACGCGCCGCGTCACTACCCGTCACCACGGACCGACCCGCACCGCTCACCACCTGCCCGAACGGAGGCCCGCCATGGACCACCAGCCCAACACCGCGGAGTGCACCCACGGCGTGCCGCGCACCGCGCTCACCAAGACCGGACTTCCCCGCTGCCCGATGTGCCGACGCCGCGCGATGAAGCAGCTGCGCACCACCGCCACCGCACCGAAGCCCCAGCCGATCCAGCCCCCGCTCATCGACCACGCCGCCCTGGCCGCGAACGACGACACCGTGAGGACGCACCCGTGACCACTGCACAGATGGACGCCCTGGACGACGCCCGCGCCCGCGCCCTAGCCGAGGACGCCGCCGACCAGATCGCCGAGGCCGCGGACGCGATCGTCGCCGCCGGACCCGTGATCGGGGACCTGCTGCACGACCTGGCCGAGACCCGCGACGGCGTCCGCCTCCTCGTGGACTCGCTGCCGATGCTGCGCCAGGCCGAGCGGGCCCTCGCCGACGAGGGCCCGCTGGACCGCTGGGCCCAGGTGCGCCACTCCGCGTGGCGCGAGGCCGAGGACGAGGCCCGGCGCGCGTGGCAGGCGCTGGCCGCCGTCGAGCAGCTGCTGCGAGGCCTGGCCGGCGTGCCCGCCGTCCCGGGCGAGGCGCGGCTGTGAACTCCGAGCAGCGGGGCGCCGCCCTCGTGGTGTGCTCGCACGCGACCGACAGCGCCGATGCCCGGCAGCTGCTGGCCATGCTCGGTCTGCTCGACGCACCCGTCCGACCCCGCCGTCGAGCAGCACGACGGAAGGCGCGACCCGCTCTCCTTCCGCCCGTGCACGCCGTCAACGCGTGGCGCCGCACGGCGAACATGCCCGCAGCGTGCGTCGACTGCGGACGCCCGCTGCGTCGCCGCCACGAGGAGCGGGAAGGGGCGGTGCAGTACGCCGCGATGGGCAGGTGTGGGAGTTGCTACAGGAGGTCGAGGCGGAGATGACCGGCAAGCGTTACGGAGGATCGAAGGCGCGGGCGATGCGTGCCCGCTGCCGGGCCATCATCGTCGCGCACGGCGGCGCTGCCCCGTGCCGCCGGTGCGGTCGCCCCGTGACGCTGGCCGCGTACGACGCCGGGCACATCGATGACCGCTACGCCGGGGGCGCCGACGACCCGGCCAACGCCTGGCCCGAACACCCGCGCTGCAACCGCAGCGCGGGTGGCAAGGTCGGGGCCGCCATCACGAACGCCAAGCGCGCGCCCGTCGTGGCTCGCATGGACAACGAGAGGTCGAGAGGAATCCGAGGATGGTGAGCGGCATCGCCCAGCACCAGTGGGCGCTCCAGGAGCTCGGACTCGGGGCCGGTTTTGAGGAAGGCTCGACAGCCCACGCCCGTCGGCCCAGCCCTATCTCTCCCCACGGGGGACCGCGAATCCCTCCGCTTCGCGAGCCCCGCGGGCGCCGGCACGTCAAGCCGCTGCACGCCTCCCCGGCCCCCGCATCGACCGACATCAGCGAGCTGATTGAGGGCGCGCGCCTGCTGGGCTTCGTCCCGAGCGAGCACCAGGAGCGATTCGGCCGCATCGTCAACGCGACCCGCGACGACGGCCTCCCGCGCTACCGCCGCATGGCCAAGACCGAGCCGCGCCGCTCCGGCAAGACCGAGGGGCTGCTGGCCCTCGGCGTCGGCCGGTGCACGAAGCGCTCGGACTACTACGTGGCGTTCTCGGCGCAGTCTGGGAAGAAGGGCCGCGACCGCTTCCTGAAGATGGCCGTCGCGCTCGAGCGCTGGGACCCGTGCCGCCGCCCCTCGCGCACCAACCCCGACGGCTGCGACCGCGACCACGTCCACTACCGCATCTACCGCTCCAACGGCGGCGAGCGGATCGAGTGGGTCAACGGCTCGGTCTTCATGGTCCTGCCGCCCGACCCCGAGCTCTACCGCGGCGAGGAGTACCACCTCATCATCCTGGATGAGGCCCAGGAGACCGAAGACCCGGACGAGGCATCCGCGCTGCTGGGCGGCATCAGCCCGACGATGGACACCGTGCCCGAGGCCCAGCTGATCGTCGCTGGCACCGCGGGCAAGGTGCGCGCCGGGCTGCTGTGGGACGCGCTGGAGCGTGGCCGCGCCGGCACCTGGGGCATCCTGGAGTACGCCGCGCCGCCGAACGCGCCCGCCGTCGTCATCGACCCGGCCCGGCCCGACGACGTGGAGGACCGGCCCATGCACGTCGACACGCTGCTGGCCGCCCACCCCGGCGTCGGCGTGCTGACGACCGTCGACATCATCCGCGACAACTTCAACGACCTGTCGCTGCTGGACTACTGCCGCGAGTACCTGGGCCAGTGGCCCGCGGACCTGTCGGTGTCGGCCATCGACGAGGCCGCGTGGAAGGGCGCGCGCGCCGAGATGGTCTCCCGCCCCGAGCGGGTCGGCCTCGCGTTCGATGTCGCCCCGGACGGATCTTGCGCCGCCCTCGCCTGCGCATGGCGCGACGACGACGGCCTGGCCTACGTCGAGATTCTTGCCTTCCGGCCCGGCGTGTCGTGGCTGCCCAACGAGGCGCACCGCGTCGCCCGCGCCGCCAAGGTGCCGCTGGCGTACGACGTCATCGGCCAGAACACCAACCCGGCCGACACCATCAGCCGCAAGAAGCCCCCGGTGAAGCTCGCACCCATGCGGCTGTCCGACCAGCAGGGTGCCCAGCAGCGGTTCGTGACCGAGCTCGAAGACGGCACCCTGCGCCACTTCGGTCAAGACGACCTGGACCGCGCGGCGGCCGGCGCAGGCTGGCGCAACGTCAACGGCGAGAGCGCGCGCCTGTTCGGCCACAAGGCCTCCGCCGCGCCCATCGTTCCGCTGACCGCTTCCGCCCTGGCGCTGTGGGCCTACGACAAGCAGGCCGCCCAGCGCCGCCGGCGCCGCACCATCCCTGTCCCGAGCGAGGAAGCCGCGGCCTGACACGCGCGGCGACTCACCCGGTCGTGTACTTGTGTTCACTTCGGGACCTGCGTACGCTCACCCCGTGGGCATCCGATCGACACTCCGCCTGGTGCAAGGGGCCACCGCGCTCCAGGCCGCCGAGACCCCCGAGTCCCGGCGCGTCCAGCGCGGGGTGATCCTGCCCGGGTCCGAGGGCACCGACCGGCTCTCCACCGTGCTGGTCGCCGGTGACCTGTTCGACGTGAAGAACGCCCCGGTTACCCGCGCCGAGGCCATGACCGTCCCGGCCATCGCCCGTGCCCGCAACCTGCTGTGCTTCCAGCTCGCCCGTCTGCCGCTGGTGGCCTTCCGCGGTGAAGAGGCCCTGCCGACCGCTGACCAGCCCACGTTCCTGTACCGCACCAACGGGGCCGTGGCCCCGCAGATGCGCACTTTGTGGACGCTGGACGACATGCTCTTCAGCGGCTACGGGCTGTGGCTGGTCGACCGCGGCGCACGCGCCAAGATCGGCGACGGCACCCGCGTGCCGCCGGCGTGCTGGGAGTTCACCGACGACTGGCAGATCAAGCTCAAGGGCCCGTACGGCAACACGGACGGTACCGACCGCATCGCCGACGCCGACGAGGTGCTGCTGTTCCCCTCGCCGATGGACCCCCTGTTGGAAGTGGCCGCGCGCACCATCCGCGCCGCGCGCAATCTCGAGGACTCTTGGGCCGCCCGGGTGCGCGACCCCATCCCTCACACGTTCATCAAGCAGGTCGAGGACATCGACCTGGAGGACGATGACCAGCCCGAGGTCGACGCCGAGGGCAACGAGGTCCCGCACGTGTCCGAGGCCCAGACGCTGGTCGACAACTACGTCAAGGCCCGCCGCCAGCCGACCGGCGCGGTGTCGTTCGTGCCCTACGGCTACGACGTGCAGACCGCCGGCGATGTCACCCCGGACCTGTTCGTGGAGGGCCGCAACGCGGTCAAGCTCGACATCGCGAACTTCGTCGGCCTGCGCGCCTCGCTGCTGGACGCATCCCCCGCCGCCGCCTCGCTGACCTACACGAATCAGGAGACCGGGCGCACCGAGCTGAACGAGGACATCGCCGGATGGGCGCTCGGCCTGACCGCGCGGCTGTCCATGGACGACGTGGTGCCCAACGGCGTCTCCGTCCGCTTCGCCCCGCCCGAGCGTCCCGCCGTGGAGGACTGAACCATGACCACCGCCATCATCGAGACCCGCGGGCTGCTGGTCGCCTCGCGCGCCGACCGGCTGGTGCGCGCGCTGCTGCTGCCGTTCGGCGAGGTGGGCCGCACCAACCTCGGAAGGTTCAGCGTGGACCGGGGCGTGTTCGCCCTGCCCGCCGACCCCGACGTGGTGACGTTCAACGACGAGCACGAGCGGACCGCGCCCATCGGCCGGGCCGTCGAGCTCGAGGAGACTGACGACGGCGTGCTGGCCACCTTCCGCATCGCCAACACACCCGAGGGCGACGCCGCGCTGGACGACATCGAGAGCGGGCGGCGCCGCGCCGTGTCGGCCGAGGTCGCCAACGTGGTGATCCGTGCTGGCAAGGCCGTCGCCGGCCGCCTGTTCGGGGCCGCGCTCGTCGTCGCTGGCGCTTTTCCGTCCGCCGCTCTTCTCGCTGCCGACGTCGGCGAGGACCCCCAGGCCCCCGAGGCCGACCCCGAGGCCGCCCCGGCCGAGCCCACCCGAGAGGACACCACCATGCCTTGCGCCACCTGCGGCCAGGTCCACGCTGCCGGCGTCACCTGCCAGGCCCCCGCGCCCGCCGCCCAGGCCCCCGAGGCCCCGGCCGCGCCGGCCCCCGCGACGCTGGACGCCTCCCTGCGCCCGAACGCCGCGCCGGCCCCGCGCCGCGAGGACCGGCTGACCATCACCGAGCCGTCGCACCTGTTCGCCGCGCTCGCGCACTACCACGCGACCGGCAACCAGACCGTGCTGGAGCACCTGGCCGACGCCCGGGTGGCGGGCAGCTCGGACCTGTTCGCCGCCCTGTCGCACGTGAAGTACGACGCCGCCGGCACCGACGGCGGCAACGTCATCGCCCAGCCGGAGTGGCTCGGCAAGTTCTGGGACGGCTCGCCCTACGTCCGCCGGGTCGCCGAGCACTTCCGCGGCGCGGCCCTGACCTCGCTGAAGGTCAAGGGCTGGGAGTGGGGCACCAAGCCGCGCGTGTCGCGCTGGGGCGGCAACAAGACCGCCGTGCCGTCCAACCAGCCGGCGCCGAAGGCCCGTCCGGACCAGACCGCGCAGCGGTTCGCCGGCGCGCACAACATCGCCCGGGAGTACACCGACTTCCCGAGCCCGGAGTTCTGGGACGAGTACTTCACGGCGATGCGGGACAGCTACGTGGTCGGCTCCGAGGCCTACGGCATCGAGACCCTGCGCACCGCCGCGACGGCCGTTACCCGCGGGGCCATCCCGACGTCGGGTGACCGCGCCGCGGACCCCTCGCTGGTGAAGATCGTGGACGGTGCGCTGGCCGTCAACCGCAAGGGAGCCCCGTCCATCGCGGTGCTGGCCGAGGACGCCTGGCGCCAGTTCATCCTCACGCCGAAGGACAACGTGCTGGCCTACCTGTCGTCCGCGGCAGGTCTGTCGGAGGGCCAGGCCGCCGGCTTCCAGATCCTCCCGACGCCGTACGACGAGGACGACACGGCGATGCTGTCGGCCGGTGAGGTGCTGGTGGGCACGAAGGCCGCCGCGGCCTTCCGCGAGCTGCCCGGCGTGCCCATCCGCGTCGAGGGCCTGAACGTCTCGCTCGGCGGTGTGGAGCCCGGCCTGTTCGGCTACGCGCTGATGCAGGTCAACAACGCCAAGGGCCTGGCCCTGGTGACCGATCCGGCCGAGACCCCCGCCGCCGGCTGACCCTGACCGCTCGCCCGCCCCGCTGGACGACCGGGGCGGGCGAGCACCACCTGGAGGACATCGTGAGCGAGACCGCGCCCGAGGCGCCCGAGGTCGTCGGCTGGGTCGACGTCGACGCGCTGGCCGAGCGCGAGGACTGGGCCAGCCGACTGGAGCGAGACCAGCTCGTGGACGTGCTGCGCGCCGCCTACGAGGAGGCCGTGGAGTTCGGACCGCTGTTGCCCGGCGGCCGGCGCTGGACGCCTGAGCACACCGGCGACGTCCCGGCCCGCTTCGCCGTCGGCCAGGTCATGCACGCCCGCGACATCGCCCGCGCGTCCTACACCGACCAGACCGGCCAGGTGGGCCCGGACGGCTTCGCCCTGACTGTCTGGCCGATGGACCGCGCCGTGAAGCAGCGCTACCGCCCGAAGCGTGCCGTGAGGAAGATCCTGTGACCAGCCCCCGCACCCAGCTGCGCGACGCGCTGAAGGCCGGTGTGCCTGCGGCCGGCGACCTTCCGGCCGTCCCCGGCCTGCCGGACCGCTGGCGGCTGATCGACTACCCGACCGCCGACGTCGGCGCCGTCAACGCGCCCACCGTCATGGTCTGGCAACAGCAGATCGCCCGCGTCACGTCTGGCGACGGCTGGGGCACCTGCCAGCTCGAGGCCTTCGTGATCGTGTCCCAGGACGGCCAGCCGTCCAAGACGGAGGACGCGCTGGAGGCTGCGCTGAACCTGGTTTTGGACATCACCGACCGGCTGCTGTGGCTCAACGTCACCACCGTCGAGCGGGCCGACTACCAGGGCAAGTTCCCGTCCTACCACCTCACGGCCACCGCGGCCGTCCGCCGATAAGGAGACCACCCCATGTCCGTGACCGTCGCTGAGGTCGACCCGATCTTCCTGAAAAACTACGAGCTGGTCATCGAGGCCCTGGACTACCGCAAGCACGTTGACTCCGTGGCGCTGGTCCCGCAGACGAGCACCGTCACGTGGCGCGGCGGTGGGAACAACACCCACTCCGACACGGCGGTACAGGGCTGGCAGGCCCAGATCGGCTACATGCAGGACTGGAAGAGCGCGAACAGCTTCTCCCGCTTCCTGTGGGAGCACCAGGGCGAGACCGTACAGGCCGTGTTCAACCCGACCGCCGGGGAGGGCACGTCGTGGTCCGTGGACCTGACCATCGTCCCCGGCCAGATCGGTGGCGCCGTCGGCGCCGCGGCGAACACGACCGTGACGCTCGGGGCCGGCGACCCCGTGCCGACGTTCCCCACCGCGGGGTCCTGACCTGTGGCCCGCGTGACGGTCGACGGCACGCGCGAGGTGCGTGCCGCGGCCGTCGCGCTGGGCGCCGTGGACCGCACCGTCAAGGCGCAGACCACCCGGGCGCTGACCGCGGCGCTGTCGTCGGTGTGGTCCGAGCCTGCCGTGCTCGCCCGCGCTCGCACCCCGATGGACCGGGCCGCGCTGGCGGGCGTCCGGGCGAAGGCCACCGCGACGTCGGTGCGGCTGACGGCGGGCACCACCCCGACCATTGCCAAGGGCACGAACATCCAGCAGGCGATCGAGTTCGGTGACCCGTCGAAGACGTTCGAGACCTACACGCGCAAGAGCCGCCGCGGTGGCACCCACCAGGTCCGCCGCCGCACTCAGCAGCAGCTCCCGGCCCCGATCCGCCGGGGCCGTGTGATCCACCCGGCCGTGGCCGAGGCGATCCCGCGGTTGCTGTCGCTGTTCACCCAGACCGTGATCCGCAGCGTCCATGAAGCGTTCGAGGGGAGGACATCGTGAGCGAGATCCGCATCGACGTCGGCGTCAAGACCGACGCTGGCGACCTGAACAACCTCGGCAAGACCCTCGATGACGTCGCCGCCGGCGGCGAGACCATGGGCCAGAAGATCGAGCAGGCCCTCGCCGATGCCGAGGCCAAGACTCGCCCGACCAACTCCGAGTTCCGCAACCTCGCCCGCGAGCTCGAGCGGCACGCCCGCACCATGGGCCAGTCGCTCTCGGACGCGTTCACCGACTTCGAGCAGCACGCCCGCGACACGGGCCTGGAGATCTCCGACGGCACGATGGACGCGCTGCGCCGGCTGGCCGAGCGCGGGCCGTCCGACGTCGACAAGGTCCGCGACGCCTTCCGCGACCTGCGCACCGACGCCCAGGACACCGGCGAGGCCGTGCGCGACGACATCGTGGACGGCATCGACGGCATCCGCGACCATCTCGAAGCAAACCCGCCGATTACGCCGGGCGACCTGCTGCGCGCCGAGGTGCGGGCCGAGATCCTTCAGAACTTCACCGAGACCGGCTCGGAGGTGGTGCGCGGCTTTAAGGACGGCTTCACGTCCGAGGACATGGACACCATCGTGGACGGCTTCACCGACACGCTGATGTCCATCGGCATGGTGGCTGGCCCCGCCGGGCAGGCTGGCGCCTTCGTCGCCTCCACCCTGGTCCAGGCCATCTACGGCGGCATCACCGGATCCAGCGCTGAAATCGCGGCCATCGGCACCGAGGTCCGCGACATCCTGAAGGAGAACAGCACCGGCGCGTGGTCGCACCTCTCGGAGGAAGCGCGCCAGGCCTTCCAGGACGTGCGCGCCGAGGCGCTGCTGACCCAGCACGGCATCGAGAAGATCGAGACCGCCGCCAGCACCCTGGGCGTTACGTCGTCCGACGTGCTGGCTGCCATGGCCGGTGACACCGAGGCTGCCAGCCGCGTGCAGGACGCCTACCAGGAGAAGATCGACGCCGTCCTGGAGAAGTACCCACAGATGGGTGAGGTCGCGACGGGCGAAATTCGCGCGATCCAGGACGCTACCGGCGTCGTCACCCAGGAGATGGGCAACCTTAGCGAGGGGATCTCCAGGGCCGAGCGCGAGTACGCCATCCTCCGGGGCGCGAGCTCCGAGTTTCGCTCCGGCGCGGTCGACGACGCGGGGATCGCGCGCGACGCCATGAGCGAGTTCGGCATGACCGCCGACGAGGCCGCTCGCTACCGGCGGGCCAAGACGGACGCCATCGTGTCCGGCGCCGACAACGTGGCCGAACGCATCGACCACGCCGCGCGCAACCGCACCGCTACTGTCCACCTGGAGTTCGCCGGTGTGGCCAGCAAGGCCCAAGAGTTGGTCGACAACATCGTGGCCGGCATCCGCCCGCCAGCCGTGCGCATCCCGACGATCTACGGAGAAGGAGCCCCCTGACGTGCACCGCTTCATCCAGTGGCCCGACAGCACCGACATCGCGACGGAGCGCACCAACTACCTGACCAACCCCTCGTTCGAGGGCACGACGCTGTCCGTCTCGACGGGCGGCGCGCCCAGCCTCGAGCGCTTCGGGGGGCCCGGCTCCGGCGCCGACACCGGCGCGGGGGACTACCGGCTGCGGATCACCGGCGCCTCGCCGGCTGTCCCCACGTTCTTCGTGCCGGCGGGCGAGATGTCGGTGACCCCGGGGCAGTGGGCCGCTTTCGGTGGGCACGTCAACCGCTCGTCCGCCGAGGGCCTGTACGTCGCGCTGCAGATCCAGTTCCGCACGGCCGCGGACGTCCAGGTCGCGCTGTCTCCCGTCCGGATCTTCGAGCTGACCAGCGGTAGCCTCGAGGAGCCCGGCACGCACGTCTACACCCTGGCCCAGGTGCCGGAGGGCGCCGAGAAGGCGCGGGTGATCGTGCGGTTCTGCGGCTCGGCGACCAGCACCACCGTGGCCCCGCCCGAGGGGTGGATCGCCAACGCGGACGCGTTCATCCTCACGAAGAGCGTCAACCAGTTCAAGGCCGCCGACGTCGTCGGCGCCTACCGCTACACCTCCGGCGGGCAGACCGAGGCGGCGAACGGCCAGCCCTACGTGCAGATCACCCAGGCCATCGCCGGGCACGGCACTGCCACGCTGCTCGCCCCGGCCGGCGCGAGCGGCCGGCGCGACGTGCCGCTGCTCGTGTACTGCCACGGCGCCGGCGGCGGGCCCGACCACTTCGCGACCGCGAACGCGTGGGCGCCGCTGCGCGCCTGGGCCATGGCGTCCGGCTGGGCCGTGGTGGAGGGCAGTGGCGGCCCGACGGACGAGGCCGGCGCCTACTCGTGGGGCAACCCCGCCGCGCGCGAGGCGTACCTCGCCTACGTCGAGTGGGCCCGGGACGAGCTGTACACCGGCCCCGTCGTCGTGCTGGGCCGTTCCATGGGTGGCATCGTCGCGTCTTGGCTCGCCGCGCGGTCGCCCATCGCCGGCAGCGTGACCGGCCTCATCATGAACAGCGCCGTCTCCACGCTGTTCGTCGGGGACGGGCCGGACGAGGGCACCAACGCCACCCGCGCGACGTCGGCCTACTTCAGCAACGTTGCTGCCGCCTACGGCATCGACAACACGCAGCCCGACTGGTACGCGCAGCTGCAAGCCGCAGCCGCCGACCACGCCCCGGAGAACTGGCCGGTGTCGACCTGGGACGGCCGGCGGGTGCTGCACCTGTACGGCACCGCCGACATCACCGTGCCGTGGTACCCGCGCGGCGGCGAGTACATGCGCGAGCGCTGGGCGGGACGCCCGGCCGTGGATGACGTCTACGCCGTGCAGGGCGGCGACCACTCGGGCACCGGCGGGGTCTACACCGCGGTGTCGCCCATGGCTCGGTTCCTGGTCGACATCGCCGAGTCCGTGCGTCCGTTCGCCCTCGCGTACTTCGACGGCGACACGGGCCACACCGACTTCGACCACGCCGCCAAGTGGGGCGGCACGCCGCACGCGTCGCTGTCGGTCTACGGCGAGGTGATCCGCTCCGCCGAGCGGGTCGCGATGCCCGCCGTCGTCACCGTCACCGAGCGCGAGCAGGAGTCGAGCGGCGTCGAGCTGGAGCCGGCCGACTCCGACAACCCGGTGATCGTCTACCCCTACAGCGCCCGCATCGCGCCGCAGACGGGGCAGCTCGTGGCGATCTTCGACGAGACCGGCGCCGCCGAGCGGGTGCTCCAGATGCACCAGCGCGGCCTGATCGCCTACCAGACCGACGAGTACAGCCGGCTGTCCATGGTCATGCACGCACGGCGCGTCCGCTCGAGCCTCATCACCGGCCTGTCCAAGGACCACTGGCAGCTGACCGTGGACTTCACGCGCGTCGAGGAGCTGTAGGCCATGCCCGCCGTGGACATTACCCAGCCGCACGTCCGACGCGCCACGATCCAGTTCGACGGCGACACGTCCACGCTCGAAGTGCTCCGCTACGACATCACCGAGCGGCTCGACTGGAGCCCGACGGTGTCCGCCACCGTGACCGTGGGCCTGCCGACCGGCTTCCCCACGGCGATCCTCGACCCGCGCGCCCCGACGCCGCTGACGCTGCTGCTCAACACCTACCCGCTAGACGTCTCGCTCGGCCCGGACCCGGCGCAGACCGCTACGTTCCGGCTCATCCCCCGCGATGTCGCATTCGACTGGATCGGCCGCGAGGCGACCATCACAGCGCACAGCACCGACCTGCTCTCGCTCTGGTACCCGTACAGCGAGGTGCAGCTCGCGGCGAACGACACGCTCGTGTACGCGATGCAGTCGGTGCGGAACATGTACGCCCCGACCCCCATCCCGATCACGTGCACCGCGCCGGCGGGCTACACCTTGGGGGAGGTCGCCACCTGGCGGCGCGACGCCACCGGCGCCACGTTCCTCCGCTCCCTCGCTGACCGGTCCAACTGCACCCTGCTGGCCCAGCGGGGCGGCGGCTGGAGCATGGTGACCACCTCCAGCATCAACAACCCGACCGCCCCGGCACTCGCCCTGTCGCAGAGGAACGTCACCGGCCTGAGCTCGCGCGTCGACGCCACACGGTTCGGCAACGCCGTGACGTCCGAGTACGCCAACGAGAAGTGGTCGCAGACCGATCAGACCACCGGGCCCTGGGCCGTCGGGACGGTCGGCCGGCGCACCCTGCACGTCGACCAGTCCAACGTGCCGTTCGCCGAGGCCTCATCCGTCGGCGCCATCCTTCGCCGCGCTCTGCGACGCGGCGATACCTGGAGCGTCGACGCCCTCGCCTGGCACCCCCTGCGCGTGGGCCAGTGGGTCCGGCTCACCTGGGGCACTGAGTTCGACCTCACGCAGCGCGTCGACGTCGCACGGTTCACGGACACCGGCGCGATGTCGCTGACGCTCTCCGACCCGACCTCCGACACTTCCACCATTGCGAGGGCAGCCTGATGGTGTCGCTTACGCAGTACCTGCGCGACGTGGCCGCACGCGGCGGCCGCATCATCGAGCACCCCGATTACGGCGGGGTCACGCCCGGCATCCACATGAAGAAGAGCATGCACTGGCTGGGCCGCGCCGGTGACATCAACTTCGGCCCGCCCGGCATCCCTGACGGTGAGCGCGAGTTCCTGCTGTGGGCCGCCCGGCTGGCCGACGCTGCCGGGCTCAACGTCATCTATACCCCGCACCGGGTCCACCCCATCCCCAAGACCGCGGCCAACCACCGCGACCACCTGCACGTCGATGACGGGCCCATTGCTGCCTACCGCGCCCCCGGCGCCGACGACGACGTGTACCGCCGGATCCTCGCCGAGCGTCCGGTGACCACCGCCCCTACCGAGGAGGACGACGACGACATGGCCAACTGGACCCCCGAGGACAGCCGCAACCTGGCCGACCTGGCAACCTACGCCCGCCGCATCGCGGACGCGGTCACGGACGGGCAGGAGGGCGTCAAGCACGACGGCGACGTCATCAAGCAGCTGAAGGCTGCCAACGCGAGCCTGGACACCGTCGAGCGGAGCCTGACCAACGGACAGGCGGGCGTGCGCCACGACGGCGACGCCATCAAGGCGATCAAGGGGAACCTGTGAAGCTGAAGATGCCCAGCGCCAAGGTGCGCAAGTACGTCTACCGCGTCGCTACCGCCGGTCTCGCGGTCGCCGGGTTCTACGGGCTCGTCACCCAGGAGGAGGCGGCCGTCTGGGGGTCGTTCCTCGGCGTGGCACTCGTGACCGGCATGGCTGACGCCAACACCCCCGCAGCCAGCGATGACGCCGCCGGATGAGACCCTCGACCGGACGGCGCTGGCCGTGGTCGTCGCGCGCTTGGATGACATGCGCGAGGACTTCGCCGGCCTACGCCGCTCGGTCGAGGCGTCCGCATCGGAGAAGGTGAGCCGCGGCGAGTGGGGCCAGCGCAACCAGCACGTGGACTCCCGCCTCGCCGGGCTCGGTCGTGAGATTGGCGACCTGCGCGCCCAGCTCCAGGCCAAGTCCGCGCCGTGGTGGTCGGTGCTCGCCGTCGTCATCGCAGGCGCCGGGTTCGCCTGGTCCGTCCTCGGGCCGGCGATCACGTCGGGCTAGGCCGCCGCTTCGTCGCTCGCCGCGGCGCGCGCCACGGTCCACAGGTCGTCCTCCGGTAGCTGCACATAGCGCTGGGTGGTCTCGGGCTTGGAGTGCCCGAGGAATCGCCCCACAGTGAGGATGTCGCGCGTGGCCGCGTAGGCCTTCGTGCCTGCACGGTGGCGCAGCGTGTGCGCCGTCCACCCACCCGGGATGAGGTCGGCCAGCAGCTTGGACACGTAACCCGCGGACAGGTGCCCGTCGATCCGGCCAGGGAACAAGTAGCCGTGCGCGTCGCGGATCGCGGACAGGATCTCGGGGTCCACGATGGGCACCCGGCGGGTCTTGCCGCCCTTGCCGTGCACCGTCAGGACGCCGCGCTCGTCCAGGTCGTCGGTGTGCACCTGGGCGATTTCGCCGGCGCGCAGCCCCGCGTGCGCGCCCAGCAGCAGCATCATCCGCTCACGCCGGTCGGCCAGCCCGAGCGCGCGCGACAGCACGCCGTCCGGGATCGGCCGGGCCACGCCGGCGGGCACGCGCACCGGCGGGAGCGTCAGCGACGGGTCGCGCTCTACATAGCCCTCGCGGTGCATCCACGCGCAGAACGACCGGTAGACGCTGCGGGCGCTCTTGCGCGTCTCCGGCTGCCAGTCCCGGCGGGACAGCGCGCGCTCCAGCGTGCGCGCCGTCAGCTCGGTCGGACGCCCCCCAGCGACCGCGCGCAGGTGGCGCAGGTAGTGCTGGTGCAGCCTCACCGTCAACGGTCTGCGGCCCGCGGCTCGCAGGTGATTCAGGTAGCCCCCCACGGCTGTATTCCAGTCCAT